TTTAATAAAGCCGGAGTCATATGATTTAAAACATCAATCATCTGGAACAGATATTACCGATATTAATTACTTGCTATTCCTTCGTAACAATTTCCCAAAAGATTTAGGAAGAGTTATAAACGAATACCCGTTGGTAGAACGAAAACTATTTGAATACGATTATGAAAGAGCTGAAACAAAGTGAAACAAGGGTTATAAAACGTTCCCAAATAAACCTTAATCCGATTAACCCTAAAAGACATTCGGATGAAAAGGTGAAGCTGCAAAAGAAAAATTTGCAGAAAGTTGGTTTTCTCGGTGGTATTGTATGGAATGAGAAATCAGGGAATCTAATAGACGGTCATCGTAGAATAAAGGCAATGGATTTGCATTACAAATATGATGGTACTCCAAGCACTGATTATGATGTAAAGGTAGAGGTTGTGAATTTAGATGATAAAGCTGAGAAGGAACAGCTTACATATATGGCGGTAGGAAACACGAAACCGGATATAGACCTTATAGCTGGTTATATCTCTGATATAGATTATACGGATGTGGGATTGGATATTGGAGAGCTCAACGATATTCTTTCTATAAATACAGCTATTCCTTCTTTCGCAGATTCTTTAGATGATCTATTATCTCCTGTATCATCGTTCGATGAAATAGAAAATCCTGTAATGGATGAAAAGACATACGAAGCTAAAAAAGAACACATGAAATTCATCAAACAGCAGGTAAAAGAATCCGCAATAGAAAGACAACAGAACGAAGAAGCTTTTATAACATTATCTTTTTCTTCCTATGAAGCTAAAGATAACTTTTGTGACTTACTTGGCATTAGCACAGATGATAAGTTTGTCAAAGGAGAGGAAGTGTTGAAATTGATTAAGTGACGAAAGTAACAAATACGCGCGCCCGTACGTAAGGATATGGCAAAGAAACCTAATATAGACGATTTTAGGAAGATTCTCCGCAAATCTGGTGGAAATCTAACCAAGGTTGCGGCTACGTTTAAAGTAGCTCGGAAAACAATATACCAATGGGCGAAAGAGGATGTTGAGTTTAAAGATGCCATATCAGATGAGCGTGGAGCTTTGATTGATGAATGTTTGGTTTCTGCCCGTGTTCTTGCATTGGGTATCCCTGAAAAGGATGAGAGTGGAAATTTTGTGGGCTGGCGCGAACGTCCAGACGGCTATATGATTCGTTATTTGCTTTCTACATTAGGAAAGAGCGAAGGTTTTGGGGAAGAATCAGAAGATGCTGATATTCCTACCGACATAAACCACGGTATTAGTATTGATTCCTGGATTAAAGACAAGCTGAAATGATAGTACCTCAAGAAATTTACCATCCATTATACACTGATACGGATAAATTCATTATTCTTATCACCGGCGGTCGTGGCTCCGGCAAATCCTTCAATGCTTCCACCTTCATTGAACGTCTGACCTTTGAAATGACGGAAGCCGAAAAGATAGTGCATCAGGTTCTCTACACCCGCTACACGATGGTTTCCGCTGGTATGTCTATCATTCCCGAAATGATGGAGAAGATAGAGCTAGACGGAACAACTAAGTATTTCAAGACTACCAAGACGGATATAGTCAATAAGATGACTAATAGTCGTATAATGTTCCGAGGCATCAAGACTTCTTCCGGTAATCAGACGGCAAAACTAAAATCTATTCAGGGAATTACTACTTTCGTCTGCGATGAAGCGGAAGAGTGGACGAATGAAGAAGAGTTCGATAAAATAATGCTCTCTATCCGCAAGAAGGGTATCCAGAACCGGATTATCATTATAATGAACCCCTGCGATTCTAATCACTTCATCTATAAAAAGTACATCGAGAATACTCACAAGCTTGTTGAGATTGACGGTGTGCAAGTTCAGGTTTCTACCCATCCGAATGTACTTCATATTCACACTACCTACTTTGACAACTTAGAGAACCTTTCTCCTGAGTTCCTTCGGGAAGTGCAGGAAATGAAAGAGAAGAATCCTGAAAAGTATGCTCATGTTGTTATTGGTCGGTGGGCTGACGTTGCAGAGGGTGCGGTTTTTAAGAAGTGGGGTATTGTGAAAGAATTCCCCCAATGGGCGAAGAAAGTAGCTATCGGGCAAGACTTCGGGTACACAACAGACGTTTCAGCAGCCGTGAAGTGTGGTATCGTAGATAATGCCTTGTATGTTGATGAACTATGTTATCAATCAGGAATGCTCACAAATGCACTTGCTGACAAGGTACGTCCTTATGGTTTGAAAGTGTTTGCAGAATCCGCTGATCCTCGACTTGTAGACGAAATCAAACTTCGTGGCGTGAATATTTATGGCGTAGATAAGTCGGGACCATCAATCAAGGCAGGAATAGATAAAATTCTCTCTATGGATTTGTATGTAACGGAACGTTCTTACAATCTTATGAAGGAATTAAGAACCTACGTATGGGATAAGGACAAAGATGGAAATTATATCAATGAGCCAGTAGATAAGGATAATCACCTTATGGATGCAATAAGGTACTATGTTTTGGGTTGCTTGCTTGGCAAAATTCTAAAACCGAAAGATTTAACAGGAATATTCACACATTAAAATTATAGATTATGCCATTAACACTCGAAGAAATATTAGCATTACCCGATATTGGGCAGAAAATAAGCTATCTGAAGAAAGGCAGGAAGACCGAGCTTCCCGATCGTTGTAAACTTTGGGATGATTGGAATCCTGAACACCATGAAATCATGGTTGATAAAGAGAAGTACCCAGACAGAAAAGTGCTTGAAAAGGAAGCGGAAAAAGATTTCGATGAAAAGACCGGCAAGACTTATGAGATTGAAGCACAGTACAAAACCGAACCGGTGAACCGTATCTCCATTCCTTTGGAGCAGGATATAGTGAACATTCAAACCGCTTTCACAGTCGGCACAGAACCGTCTATGGATTGCACTCCAACTGATGATGACGAAAAGAAGCTGTTGGATGCGGTCAAAGCTGTATTCAAATCCAATAAAATCAAATACCAGAACAAGAAGATTGTCCGTTCCTGGTTATCCGAGCAAGAGGTAGCCGAGTATTGGTATGCGGCCGATGATGATTCGTTCTGGGCGAAGTTTTGGAAGAAAGTGAAGACCACCTTTGGAGGTAAGGTAAAGCCTACTAAGAAGTTGAAAAGCGTGTTGTGGTCACCATTCCGAGGGGATAAACTTTATCCGTTTTTCAACGATGAAGGCAAGATGATTGCTTTCTCCCGTGAGTACAAGAAAAAGCTCATGGATGATTCGGAAGTTACCTGCTTTATGACTATCACGGATAAAGCAGTCTATCAATGGGATTTATCTAAAGGGTATGAAGAAAGAACTCCTTTCGTTCACGGATTCCCCAAACTGCCGGTTCTCTATGCCTACCGTCCTGAACCTTATTGCAAGAAGATAAAAACCTTCCGTATACGCTTGGAGAAACTTTTATCCAATTATGCCGACTGCATAGACTATCATTTCTTCCCACTGTTGAAGCTAATTGGTGATGTAGAGGGTTTCATGGGTAAGGTTAAAGATAGAATGGTCAAACTTACAGGTGAAGGTGCGGATGCCCAATATCTGACATGGAACCAAGTCCCTGATACGGTTAAATTTGAAGCAGAAACGCTTACTAATATGGCTTATGATATGTCCAATACTCCACGTATTTCTTTTGAAACGCTGAAAGGTGTGGGTAAGGCTTCCGGTACTGCTTTCCGCTTTATGTTCATGGGGGCACACATGGCGGTAGAAAATCATGGTGAAGTTATCGGAGAGTTCCTACAACGGAGAGTAAATTTCATTGTTTCCGCTTTAGGCTCTATCAATCCAACCGAGTTTAGCAAGGTATCCCAAACTATCGACATCGAAACGGATTTGGTTCCGTATATGATTGATGATTTGAACGACAAGGTAAATACTGCTGTTTCTGCTGTAAGTGGTGGCATTTGGTCAACTCGTGAGGGGATCATGTTTGCTGGGAACGCGGATCGCATA